CGGCCTCCCACGAAAGAGAGGCGACGCGCCCTGATGTCAAAATAGCATCTCTGATCAATCGTGTTGGCATATCAAAAAAGCGTCAGTTGGGGGTTGTAGTTAAGCCACAGGCATTCGATTTTCTTGCCGCCCTGCGTGTCGTGAGCAACTTTGCACTCCTTCCGCCAGCCGTCCAGATGCCGGTCATAAAGCTCGTCCACTTCTGGGGCCACCCCATCATCAGGGCGGCGAAAGACGCTGACACACACATCCCCCTGACTCGCTTCCCACCGCTCCTGACATAGAGATATGCCAAGTAATCTTCCAAATTCCCTTTTGGTTTGCCTTCCTCCGCTCTCTTCCAACACAGTCCATGTTTGGCGATACATGCACGCATGGTGGGCAAGAATCCATATTCTGGCTCGATGATGGGGTAATCCAACGGCATCAGCTCCCAGCACACACCATTCTGCATCGTACCCCATTTCGGCCAAGTCTCCGAGGACACGGTCAAGTCCCAGCCTGGTAAGGTTTGGGGAATTTTCCACGAATGCGAATCTCGGTCGAACTTCGCAAATGATCCGCGCCATTTCTGACCACAATCCGCTTCTTGTCCCTTCCAGTCCTTTTCTTTTTCCAGAAACACTGATGTCCTGGCACGGGAAGCCTCCAGATACCACGTCAACAAGGCCGCGCCACGGTCGTCCGTCAAAGGTGCGTACGTCATCCCAAACCGGGAAAGGCGGGAGTAAGCCGTCATTTTGTCGGGCGAGCAGCACGCTTGCGGGATAGGGTTCGAGTTCGACGGCGCAAACGGTGCGGAATCCGAGCAGCTCGCTTCCAAGTATTCCTCCACCAGCGCCCGCGAAAAGAGCCAGCTCATTCACTCCACCTCCTTTCCGTCCGCCGCCATATCCACGCCAAACGCCGCGACGTATTTCTTGGCCTCTTGCGGGTCTTGCAAATAGCCCAGCAGGAAACGCAAGGCATCTTCCACCGTGGCTTTTCGCATTTGGAGATTGTTGTAAAGCTGCTGAACGGCAGCGCCCTTGGTGTTGCCGTAGGCAATAAACCCATAGTCATCATACAGGTTGCACAATTCCTGGAGCATATCGACATTCCCGATAAAAACGGAATATTGCGGCCTGCACCAAGATCGATAGGTTCCGATACGGTGCTTGTTGGCCTTGGCCCAGGCATCCACCTCCGGGGGCAATCCCACGGCGTAGGGTTTCTGTGCAAGGTCACGGGGCGGCAGGTCAAAGAGGTATTTCATGATTCTCCCTCCTTTCTCGGCTCCCAGCGGTCTATGCTTGCTACGATGTTGGCATGAGAGCATTCGCAACATGGCACATCCCATTCAGAATAGTCTGAATATTTGCAGTTACCGCAGTACCTCTCTTTAACCTGCCACGCCCTGCACGCGGCCCGTCTCTCCCTGACTAATTTGATAAAAAATTTAATCTCGGAATGCTTCCAGCAATCTGCCCGTTCCTTGGGTGTCAGTTCGCAGTAACTCTCTCCATAGATTCGTCTTGAATAGTTACGAGCTTCTTCAATTTTATTGAAAAGAAATGCTTTGGCCGCGCCAAACTCGTAAAAAGCTTTCTGTTCAGGCGTCAGTTTCATGCGAGCCTCCTTTCTAAGATGTCTGCTTGCTCGTCAGTAAGGTACTGCCAAGACTGCGGCGGGCGGGTCATGCCGATGTCAGAGAGCGGCACGGCGGCGGGAAGTTTCACGGGGGCCGTGACTTTCCAGACGCAGCAAGGCAGGTAATTCCGCAGGTGCTCTTCCGTCACGCAAGCATTCTTAATGGCCAATTCTAAAATCCCCTTTGGAGGGTATAGATAAAGAGAAGCAGTGATAATTAAACGACACTTGCCGATGATGGCCCGTGTCCCGTACTGGCCGGATTCATAGAGCCACAGTGTGACGTGTTCTCCGCGGGGGATGCGGGGTGCGTTTTTACGCAGTTCCCATCTCTTTTCCCCGTCCATGATAAAACCGGAGAAAGGCCGCCTGACGGATAGGAGGATGTTAATCATTGCTGGCCTCCTTTCTGCTCAAGCTCCCAGGGCCATTGTTTAATCTCGTCCACATCGTAGGGAAGTGCATTCCCATATACATCCTGAAGATATATTTTCCCCCGGTCTACGTTTGTATAAAGTACTGTATGTGTATCATCACTAAAACGAACCATGACGTTATCACCCTGCCCTAACCGCATGATGGGGGGAAACTTGGCTACCAGTTCAGACCAATCCTCCCAACACTGGGTTTTTCCTAATAGGCCCGATATAGGAGAGGTGCATAACCCACACGTGCAACAAATATGGTCGCACTCTTCCTCTCCTACCATGAACCTTACATACTCCGGCATTTTCCCGCATAGCGGGCATTTAGGCGTTTTCATCGTCCCTCCTTTCAAACACGATTTCCACCTTGCCGGCGTGGACCAGGTCATGCACGCGGTCAATCCCGGCGCAGTCCAGCGTCCGGTCGTCGATGCCCATAGCCTTGCAGGCCCCGTCCAGATACGCCTTGCAACGTGCCAAGCAATTATCCGCGTCCGGCTTCGGTCCCTTGAAAAACCAGATCACCCGGTAATGCGTCGGTTCAGGGCTTTACAAGTCCGGCCCCAGGCTATATTCCGGGCGCGGCTCTTGGCAGCCGTCTTCTTATAACCGGCCACAATGGCCCCCCTCTGCGTGAGAGGGGCCTTCGCATTGGGGGACAAACACCGGGGAGTGTGAGGCAAGGTAATGGTCAGCGTGGTCATCATGCCGCACCTCCTTCCACTTCCTTCACGGAACCGTCAGAAACCTTCACTTCCGCGCATCCCGCCAGCGTCTTACGCAGCCAATCCTTGGACTCGGCCACCTTGGCGCCGGCATCCGCAGCCTTACGCACGGAATGCACCAGCTTATCCAGATCGGTAATCCCAACCTTGCAGCAGGCCGTAAACGCCTGCGCCGTGATGTCGTCGGGGAACAAACCGTTAAGAATTTGAAAAGCCGCCGCGGCATCCGTCACCGTAAACGCCTTCTTGCCGGGAGCCAGAACCAGACCGGGAATCTCCACCTCGGCCCGCAGGTCTGCCTTCACCTTGGACTCCACGGATGCCGCCCACTTCTTCGCCAGTTTGGCAAGATCGTAGGCTTCCCTCCGTTTTTCGGGAGACCATTCCTCCCAGCCCGCCGTCAAATCCCCGGACGTCACCTGCACCAAAGCCAGCTTCACCGCCGGGCAGGAAGACTGGGCCCGGCAATACCGGCAAGCCTTCTCGCTGGGCTTCAACGGGGCGTGCTCATCCTGCGCCTGCTCAATGCAGGCCCGGAAAAATGCCCGCGCCTGCTCCACGCTCTCGCGGGTGTACCGGCAAACAGCAGGCTCCTTCCGGCTCGCGTAAGGCTGCAAAATGCACACAAACACCTCATCCACATGGTACGCCTCGTGCCCATCCATCACCAGCACGGCCAGAGCGCTCAACTGCAAATTGCACTCCGCTGGAGAAACAGGAATGCGTCCAAATTTGTAATCCACCACCAAAGCCTTGCGGTCCCAAACAGCCACCATGTCCGGTTTTCCGGAAAACAGACGGTCCCGTTCAAATAGACGCACTTCCCGCACCGTCTGAACATCGGTCCAGTTTTCTTTCATCCCCAAGTGCTTTTCACACAGGGCCTTTTCCATCTCGCGGCACCAGTCCACAGCCTCGGCGTCCTCCGGGTCTTCCGGCGTTGTCCCCTGTTCCATGCAGGCGTGCAGCATGGTGCCCATGGCGGCGTCCTCGCTCTCTTCGTCTATCGGGCATTTCCTTTCTGCATTCCAGCTTCCGGGGCAGAGGAAAAGCCGCTGCATCCCGCTCGCGCTGGGCAGACCCTGACGTTCGTCCTCGATGATCTCTGTATCAAACATAGTCAATCAGTAATCAGGAGTTAATGCTCAAAAGAACCAAAGGAAGGCACATCCTCCGGCACATCCAGTCCGGGAATACCGTCTTCCGGCGCCGGTGCGGTTACAGGCGGCGGGGCCTGCGTCGTCCTGGGAGCTGCCTTTGGAGCGGGGGCAGATGCAGGAGTCTTCGGCAGGGAGGGTTCACGGGCGGGCTGGTCATCTACGGGGAACTCGTCTCTAACCTTCCTTACCCCCTCAACAATGCCGTTATAAACATTGCTCAAATCCCGCAATTCATTTACGGACATTTCTTCCAGTTTGTGACCCAACCTGGCTTCAAGCCGGGCACGCGTCACTCCATAGACTAAAAAATTAGCTTCCAGAGAGCGGAGAATATCATCCTTACTCCGCTTGAATCCGTTCTCCTGCGTAATCTTCACAGCTTCCATAGCTTCATCCGTCAGCCACCCGGGAAGCACCTGCAAAATGCAGGCGCGGATTCGGCGGGAAGCCATATTCGCGCAGAGTTCGTAAATATCCCGTTCGCTGTCCAAAGCAACACGTTTCATCACCTTCTTACCGTCCTCATACTCGTTCTTGTCGCGGGTGTGAGGAACCGAAAAAGCAATTTCCCTCCTGACATTGGTCTCTTTGTCGAAACAATAGGCAAGACATTCGGACACATTGCAGCCGCTTCCATCCGCGCCCTTGGGATCCCAATGCCGGGCAACCTCCTTCCATCCGGCTTCCGCATTCCCCCAGGCCCCGATCAGCGCCTCCGCCAGACGGATGCTGGGGCCCATCACGGTCGTATTTCCGCGAGGGTAGGAATAAGTGGCGGACTGCGCCAATTTCGGTTGATCGCAAGCCTGCTTCATCCTCAAGGTCACTTCGGCCAAATTCCGCGGAAACTGCTTGGCAATCCAGATCGACGCAAGCACGGAAGTAACGGCTGCATTGCTCGTCATGGCAGCCAGGGCCCCGCTTCCGGCGGAAGCCTGAACGGCAAACGGATTGCCCGGCGCTTGATTGGAAAGTTCGTTTGTTGTATTGGTATTCACGTTATTAGTATTCTATTGGTTAGCTATTGATAACAGGCCGGGGACCAGTTGGCGCTGGCCCCGGCCAACTCACTTTATCGGTCGATTTCTCCGGTAAAGGAGGATTTTGTACACAGGCACACGGCGCCGCGGTGAATCCGGTTCTCCGGCAGATCCTTTGCCAGCTTGTCGGCAATATCCTTAATCGCATTGCGTTCCGGGATGTCCGCGCGGATAAGCTGGTACACAAAATACAGCTTCCCATCAGCCAGGCGCACACGCAGGCGCACCTTGATTTGATACGTGGTATCTCCTTCGGCACCCCGGATAACCGGAATCGCAATCGTGAACTCCGTGGGAACATTCAGTTCGCCGCTCTTGGAATCCACCGTTTCGTTGTAAGTCAGCTTCGTTTCGCCGTCGGATGCCCGGTAGGCGGACTTAAACTCCACCTTGCGGTGCATGTCGAACTTGCTCGCCAACGTCAGCATTGCAGACGGGGTGGGCTCCATCACGTCCTTGCTGTTCTCTTCAAGGAATTCAACAAAATCCTTTTGAGACATAGCTTGTCCGTCGTATTTGGTCCAATTCTCCCATTCCACCGTCTTGTTGAGCTGCATAGTGGCTTGGTGGTCCCCCCATCCATTACCATCGGGGGAATAA